TTTAGCCATTTTCATCATTCCCATACCAGGAATAGCGCTTGATAATAAACCTTTTAATAAACCTGAAACAGAAAAACCTTGTTTTTGTGTTTTCTCCGTCATAGAACTTCTTGGATCAAAATAATCTCTTTTTGTTCTTACATTTGGATTATTCATTGCATTCATATTGTAAGGATCATTACTTTCATTATCTCTTATAGCTGCTTCTACTATAGGATTGTTAAAAGGAATTGCATCAGTTTCTTCGTCCTTATCAAAATCCATTATAAATGGATTTTTAGACTCATCATAGTTGTCAAACATCCCACCAGATGTTCCACCACCTTTATTTTTTTCATTTAAATATTTAATAACGTCTTCGTATAATGCCATTATCTTTTTCCGTCCGGTTGTATATCTAACCTAAAAGTACCAAATCTCCAGGATTCTGAAGCTGAGTCATTCTCAATCTTTACATTGACAAACCTACCCCTAGCTCTAGTGTCTTTTTTATCAGTACTTGAGTTAATTGTAAAGGGACTTAAACTACTTACAGTATCTGATTGTTGAGGATATCTTTTTATAGCTAAAGTTACTTTAGCATTACCATCTAAGTCTTTAAAATCAGGTACAAAACGCCTTACCGCTAAGAATACATCCCCTGCTTCTCCGCTTTGGCCTTGTAGATCAAAGTCATATGATTTAATAAAAGAACTAACAGTAGTTACAGTTCCTGTTTCATCTACTTGATCTGTTCCTATTTCTTGTTCAAAAAATTGTGACTTACCTAAACCAGCTTCACCAACTACTGTTGGAAAATTAGCTGTTCCTGTGTTTGTAAATTTTGTAGAAAAAGGTTTTGGATATACACTAGCATCTAACCAAGTAGTTCTAGCTTCTGTTCCTGTATACCAAACTTTATCTGTGTAATTATATATAACATATCTATCTGCATATTCAGAATTTGCAGAAGGATAATACCAAATAACTTCTGTATATAAATTATTTATACCTGCATATACTTGTTGACCTTTTGTAAGATCTATATCACTATAAACATAGTCTTCTACACTACATGGTATTGTTTTAACGGTACCATCAAATGCAAAAAATCCTTTTGTCGACATCCAAAAAGAAACACCATCAACTTCAACAGCAGCGTTTTGACCTACTAATCCACAGTTAGTACCTACTTGTTCAAATCCAAATGTAAATGGAGCTCCAACAAATCGCATGTTATATAATGCATTATCTGTCCATACCATTATAGTTTCTTTTGCTCTTAGTGTTCCCATTAATTTAGTACCATCTTGTAATCTTTGAGAACCTGCAGTGTTTACAGAAGTTGGAACATAACTATTAATATTTTCTTGATCAGAAAAAGCTACAGCCATATCATCTTGATCTGTAGTTCCTGGTAATACAGTTCCAAAATGAACTAAGTGTCTTGTTGTAGGTGAAACCATTGAAAATCTAGATGCTGAAGGATTACTTGTTGTTTCAAAATTAGTTGTATTTTGTGCAGCTCTAACAGTTAATGGATTATTAGCTCCTGCATTCCATGTAAATGTTTTACCATTTGCAATAGTTGCAATTAATACTTGACCAAAATTATCTAAACTCCAGAGGCCTGGTTCTAGAATTACGCTACTTGTTGTAGAAGCAGTTCCCCATGTACTACTGCCCCAAGCATTTGTACCCCAACCATAACCTGCTGTTTGAGTTTGTGGTCCAACAACTTCATATGGAGCTACATCTATACTACCACCTGGACCCGCTGCTCCTGTTGCATTAGAACTTTGTGTAATTACAAAATTATTTACATCAGTAACAGAAGTTACTTGAAATAATTTATCATTAAAATCAGATGCAGAATAACCTGTACCTGAAGGTAAAGTTGTTTGACTTAATAATATAATATCACCAGCACTTAAACCATGAGAGTTTTTTGTAATGGTTACACTAGCTGATCCTGAGACAGTTGTAATAGTACAAGAGTTAAGTGTAGATGCTAAAGGTGTAATATCATAAAGTTCACCATCATAATAAACAAGTAAAAATTTATCTGTACCAATAACTATATATTTTTTACCATCTAAACTTACAAAAGCGTGTTGTTGTCTAGCTAGTCCTACAATAGATGTTTTAATAGGTGATTGCCATCCACCAACTTTTTCTGGTAATCCATATCTAAATCTAACATTATCAGAATCTACCCAACGTTGTTCAGCTCCAGCTCCAGTAGTCTGTTTGTCTATTCCAGGTAATATTTTAAAGTCAATAAGAGCCACTTATGACGCTCCTTATGCTGTATTAGTTTTATATGTCCAACCTCTTGTAGAATCTACATATACTAAAGTAATTGATTGCCCAGCTGTACTAAGTACATCATCTGCCGCTGCACCTTCAATAGGTTGACTATTTCTACCAATAGTTAAATTGTTTGAATTAAATGTTCCTCTTGCATCTAAAAAAGATACCTCATCACCTGTACTTGGTGATGCAGGTAGAGTTACTGTAATTGCTCCGCCTGTAGTATTTGCCATAACTTGATCTCCTGCAACTGCAGTGTATGCAGCTGTAACTGTTACATAACCTTTTGTCATAGGTCCTGAATGAATATTAGTTCCATCGGAATATAAAACCATTTTAGATTTCACTGGTATAGTTACACCTGTTCCTGAAACTGTTTTAACTGTTAAGGTATAATTAGATGAAGATCTAGCTGTTGCATCTTCTACAATAAAAACTCTTTCAGCAGAACTAGGCATAGTAACTGTTCTGTTTGCTGCTAACGTTCCTGTTAATTTATAGTATAAATTTTTACCATTTGATGTTGCAAAACTTGTTAAAGCTAATGCTACGTCTGACGAACCTACTGCTAAAGCTAAATATCCAGATGCTGCTTGTTCTAAAATTTCTAAGTTTGTATTAGTAATTCCACCCCAAGATCCTGACTTTTCACCTGTTGCAATGAGTTCTAATTTTAAATCACTTGATGTACTTGATGCCATATATTCTCCTTATTCTGTATATTATATCAATTTTTTAACACGGTCAACTACGGTTTTGTAGGTAAAACTGAAGTATCTATTTCTACCCAAGTGCCTGTAGCACTTGTATTTACACCTGTCCAGTTACTTGTAGCACCTGTATTTAAAGTAGTCCAGGTTTGATTTGCATTAGGATCTAAATTACTCCAAGCTCTTATAGAAACTTGACCTGTTGATATTTCTATTTGACTACCATCTGGTGATACAACTGCATCTGCAGTTACAGTAACAGTACCTGTTGCAATATTTGTTCTATTACCTGTAACATTTACTAAAGCATCTCCACTAATTGTGACATTACCAATTGCTACATTTAATCTATTTCCTGTAACAGATACTATTGCATCACTAGTTACAGTAACTGTTCCAGTTGCAACATTTATTCTACTACCATTTGGTGTAACTATTATTCCAGTTCCACCTTGAGCTGTAGCATTTCCAATTGCTAAATTTAATCTATTTCCTGATGCATTGACTACAGCATCACCGGCAAATGTAACTGAACCTGTAGCAATATTAACTCTACTTCCTGTTACTGCTGCAATTGCATTTGCAATTACTGTAGCATTACCTGTAGAAATGTTTAATCTATTTCCAGTTACACTTACTAATGTATCTCCACTTACAGTTACATTACCAATACTAAAATTAGTTTGTTGACCGGTAACATTAACAATAGCATTAACTGTCCCTTGTCCTGCAAAAGGTGCTTGTGAAAATGTAGTTGCTCCAAAAAACATTTTCTACTTATCCTTTTTTAATTCATCTATTTCTGCTTTTAATTCTTTAATTGCATTGACTAATACTGGTACTAAATGTTCGCCTTTGTATTTTAATTTATGAAGTTCTTCATTATCAATAATAACATTATTATCTCCCTCAAGTGCTAATATATCTTGAGCTTTGAAACCATAGTGCATAGGACCATGTGGAGTATCATTTTCTCTTGATTTTCTAAATTGAAATGAAACAGGTTTTAATTTGTTTACAAAATCTAAACCATGTGGAACTGTACCAAAATTTGTTTTATCTCTTTGGTCTGATGTAACTGTCCAAGCAACTTGTACATAAGCATTGGTAACATTATCATTTCCCATAACTAATCTATTGTCTTGTGTTGTAACACCAAATGGAGAAAGACCAGCTCTACCTGCATCTCTACCTACTAATAAATTGTCGTCTCCTGTTGTTACATTATATCCAGCAGCTTCTCCAACTGCTGTATTAGAATTTCCTGTAGTCGCATTATATAAAGTTTCATTTCCAAGAGCTGTTTGCAAAGAACCTGTTGTATGGAATCTTAAAGAATTTTTTCCAATAGCTGTGTTGGTTGCACCTGTTGTGTTAGCTTTTAAAGCAAGATAACCTACTGCTGTATTGTTAGATGCTGTTGTGTTAGATGTTAAAGCACTTGAACCTACTGCAACATTTTCTGTTCCTGTTGTGTTAGCACCCATAGCATTTCCACCCACTGCTACATTAGAAGATGCTGATGTGTTAGCGTCTAAAGCTCCACAACCAACTGCTACATTTGTAACACCTGTAGTGTTAAGTTTCATAGCATCTTTACCAATTGCAGTATTAGTAGTTCCTGTTGTGTTAGAACCTAAAGCACATACTCCCATTGCTGTGTTATCATCACCTGTTGTGTTTGCATCTAATGCTAAAGCACCAACGATTGTGTTTTCTGTTCCTGTAGTGTTATTTTGCATAGCACTATTACCAACAGCTGTATTGTTTTCTGCTGTTGTGTTTTCTTGTAATGCTCTTCTACCAACTGCTACATTCCTTGAACCTGTAGTATTATCTAGCAAGGCATTACTACCTAACGCAATATTTTCTTCTCCTGTTGTGTTAGCTGATAAAGATTTAAATCCTACTGCTGTATTGTTATCTGCTGTAGTGTTAGTAACTAAAGCACACATACCAACTGCAACATTCTGGTCACCTGTTATGTTAGCAGTCATAGAACTTTCTCCAACTGCTGTGTTAAAACATCCTGTTGTATTAGTACTTAAAGAATCTCTACCTATTGCTGTATTTTTAGATGCTGTAGTGTTAGCATCTAAAGCTTTAGTACCTAAAGCTGTGTTAGCTGTTCCTGTTGTGTTAACTTTTAGAGCACTCAAACCAACTGCTGTATTATTGTTTGCTGTTGTGTTAGCACATAAAGCATCTCTACCAAATGCTGAGTTGTAACAACCTGTCGTATTACAAGCTAAAGCATTTCCACCCATAGATGTGTTACAAAGTCCTGTTGTATTTTTAGCCATAGCACTTCTGCCGACTGTAGTATTATCTGTTCCAGTAGTATTTGTTTCTAAAGCATTTGCACCAATAGCAGTATTTGAAGTTCCTGTTAGGTTAGATTGCATTGCACAAAAACCTATAGCAAGATTAACACTACCTGTAGTATTAGTACATAGAGCATGATAACCTATTGCAATATTACCATTTCCTTCTGTATTAGATTTTAATGATCGAAGACCTAAAGCTGTATTACAATTTCCTATTGTATTTGAGCAACCTGCTTCTCTACCTATAATAGTATTTTCATCTCCTGTTGTGTTTGCTCTTAAAGCATCACACCCCACTGCTACATTAGCAGTACCTGTTGTGTTAGCTCGTAAAGCACTTGTTCCTACTGCTGTATTTATTGCACCTGTTGTGTTACAAGCTAAAGCATAGTAGCCAAATGCTACATTATTATCTGCTGTAATATTTTTTCTTAAAGCATTATAACCAAAAGCTGCATTGTATTCTCCTTCAGTATTATCTCCTAAAGCTGTTCCACCTACTGCTGTGTTCTGGTCGCCTATTGTATTATCTTCTAAAGCACCACAGCCAACTGCTACACTGTTTGCAGCTGTTGTGTTAGCAAACATTGCATGAGTTCCAACTGCTGTATTATTATCTGCTGTTTCATTATTAAATAAAGAATTATAACCAAGAGCAACGTTACAATCACCTGTAGTATTATCATGTAAAGATTG